ACGCAGGGCTGAAAGTTCTACAGCAACGGTATACCAATATGATAATGGTTTACTAAATTTTCTGGGGATCCCTCAGGGGTGATAACCCCGTTTACCGCTTCCTTAATCGCGGTGGCAACCGCAGTGGCATCATCGCCATTCACCACAGGCACCTGTACACGGGAGCGCCCGACATACAGACTCAGGGTGCCGCTTTCCTCTGCTTCTCCGGCAACCGTCACCCTGACCGTCGCCGCCGCCCCTCTGGCTTCCGGTACTGCAATAACATACAGTTCACCGAAAGGATCTGTCTGACGGTAGACTTCCACCATACGCGCCAGCTGGCTCCCCGCCCCACAAATCTGGCGGGCATAATCTGCCGATGGCATCAGCACCAGGCTGTTAACCTCAATGGCTGCATCGTTGCTGGCATGCCCGATCAGTAATGCAGGCGCGCTGGTCACCGCTGTATTTGCCGCAGAATTGTTCATCTCGGCGTAGAACAACGGCACCAGCGTATTCGACGGAACAGTATTAAAACTTATCGTCATGATTTTTTAGCCTTATCCTGTTTAACACGTACCACATCACCCGCCGCTATACGGCGGAACCAGTAGCTGCTTTCTTCCACATTTCGCCCTTCGGAAGGCAAAAGGTCTCCACGGGCAGGGTCAGGAACCGACCGCCCTTTCAGGGGTTTCACAAACATGAGGGACTCTTAATTCTGAGGGAAACGCATTTCCAGATGGTGCTCAATGTCACCATCCGGGCCAGTACCAGGATCGATGTAATCCACATCAATACTCAGCAGGGATAAATCCGGCAGGGCATTCACGTCCTCTGCCTGTCGCGTGTCTTCTTCCGTGATTTCATACTTCGCCGTAAAATCAAACTGGTAATACAGTTCGTAACGGTTCAGATCCAGCAGGGTGCCACCGACATAAACAATCTCGCCCCCTTGCGGGTCCGGCATCCATCCAAGCAGGGCTTTCCAGAGTTCTCTCCGGACATCATGAACGGCGTCATAGGCTGCCCACTGCCCTTTTTCATCACGCTCATTGCTGAGCACCACAATCACGGAGAAGCCTTCAGTCAAATCCTGCCAGTAATCGGTCTGTGATTTTTGTTCCCCCGGCGCATCGTCAGAGGGAACCACATAGGCAGCAGGCAGGCGAAGTTTTCCGGCATCAGGGATCGCCTTAAACTGCGCCGCGCCACCAACACGCTCCTCAAAACGCGGGCATCGCTCACGCAGCGCCGCAATTATCGTTGTCAGTTTCATTTATGCTTCCTTTTTACCGGACGTAACGAACGCTGCAGCTCACGGGACAACAGTTCCTGCGTCCAGTGACGCCGACGCTCAATAACGTCAGCCATAAAGTTATTACGCGGGGCCAGCCGGAAAGTCGAAGAATGGTGCTTCTTCTGCCGCTTATCCTTTTTATCCATTCCATACGCTGAATGGCGAACGCCGTAATACAGAAACGCCGGATAATAAGGAGCACCTTCAGGAAAACGGCGATTCCCCTGCCCGTTTTTCTGGTCAGGGGAAATTTTCACCATCAGTCCGGGGCGACGCGTCGTTTTTTTGGGAACGTAATAACCAATGGAGCGGGCCAGACGCCCGGTCTGATATCCCGGGTTCTCTCCCGGACCGGAGCGTCCGCGTTTAATCACCAGACGTCTGGCATCACGCATGTAAACGCGCCCGATTTGCACAAACGCCCGACGCAGACGGGCGCGATTAAACTCCAGCTCCTCTGGTTGTTTAAAGTCGACGTGTAAAAATGCTGTCTGATTCATGGCATTCACCCCGTCGTCGCGCTGTACGCAGTTCTTCACATTCCAGTAATAAAAAACGCCGCTGACCGTTCAGGTCACGTATTCGCCGGATCCGGTACTCTTGGCCGTAATAAACCACTTCGTGATCTGCCGTGATGTCGTGCCGGAAACGGATCGTAAAATAATGCGTAACGATATTTTCTGTCTGCACTGAGCCCTGATAAGCGGCAGCGCCTGGCTGAGCCACCTTTGCCCAGACATCAAACGACTCCGGATACGTTGGCTCCGTACCAAAATCAGCGGTGGGTTCATCCACACGAAGGCGGATCTTTATCCGGCGATTCAGCTCTCCGGGATCCGGTAAAAGGTAAGTGGCACTGGTCTGACTTTGCCTGATTTTCATAGCGGGACAATCCTGTAAGGGCCAGCAAGCCATCTGAAACTCATTGGCGTTTCCAGTTTCTCCACATCGGTGATCGTTGAGCGATTTTCATAAAAATGACTGACCAGCATCAGCATTGCCAGACGAACGTCATCAGTCAGATGCATCCCGTCAGCATCATCTTCCGGAATCGTCTCTTCCGGTGCATACAACTTCCTGTTCAGGTATGTCTCTGTTTTTTTCTGTACCGCCTGTGCCAGCAGTTTCAGAAAATCGCCGTCACTGTACAAACCATCATCGAGCCGGAGATGAGATTTAATCTCCTCTTCTTTCAGGAGCATATTTTCCTCCTGTGCCCGCGATTACGCGGGCACAAAAAACCGCATTACGCAGCGGCTTTCTGGCGGGTTGCAGCCCCAATTTTCATCAGCTTAATCGCCTGAGAATCCACCAGCATACCGCCGGTTCGCTTGGTGGTATAAAAACCCACGAACGGTTTGTTGGTGTACGGGTCACGCAGGATACGGGTACCGATGCGATCAACGATGGTATAGCCGCGTTTGAAGTTACCAAACGCAATGGCTTTTGCATCGGCGGCAATATCCGGCATCTGCTCATTCTCAACGATGCCATACCCTGCCAGAGAAGAAGGCTGACCCAGCTCAATACCCGGACGCCACAAATAATTTCCGTCGTTATCCTTCAGCAGACGAATGGCAAACAGGCTGCTGTTGTTCATCATGAACTTCGCGCCGCTGCGGTGCGCCTTACGCAAGGTGTAAATCAGTTTAATGATCGCATCAGCGGTCACGCCGGAAGCCGCGCCGGAAGCAATGTGCTGAAGTTTGCCAAACGCACGGGTCTTGTCATCTTCATCGGTGGACTCATAAGCCAGAAAACCTTTTGGTTTTTTGCTACCGTCGCCACTGGTAAAGGCAATTTCTTCCTGTTCGGCAAATTCCAGCGCCAGCTCACTGTTGATCCAGTCTTCCACATTAAAGAAAGCATCATCGAGCATTTTCTGTGTGGCCTGCGGGTTGCCGTAGATTTCCCCCATAAAGGGCTCAATCAGTCCCAGTTTTGAGGTGGCGGTTTCCGGACGCGCTTCCGTTTCCCCCACCCATCCGGACGTCGTGCCGCCCAGATTCACCAGTTTTTTATAATCCGAGCCACCCAGAGTGATTACGGTGGCCTCCTGGCGCATCACCACTTCATCTTTCAGCAACGTCAGAATGGTGCGATCCAGTTCTTCCGGAATGGCATAACCACCATCTTCATCATTACCCACCTGCAGTGCCTTTCGCTCAAGCTCACGCAGGCCATCTTCACGCCCCTTGCGCATAAAACCGATAAACGCTTCTTTATGTTCCCCGGCAACTTTATTTTGCGTACCACCTGCCGGACGCTTAACTTCAGCCAGCTCAGCCTCAAGATCGCTTTTGAGATTTTCCAGTTCAGTCAGTTTTCCGTTGAGGGTTTCCACTTCTCCGGCAAGTTTTCCCTTTTCCTGCTCAATCGCATCCACGCGCTTGTCGTTCTTTGCTTTGAAGTCGTCAAACTTCTGCTGCAGCTCCTGCGCGACCTGTTCGACATCTTTAATATCAACCGCCATCGTATTTCTCCTGATTAGAAGTTCAGATTTTTCAGTGCATTCAGTGCAGAGCCCACATCCTCAGCGTCGCGCAGGGACAGTGCGCCATAGCCCCCGGCCATGAATGCTTTGGCCTGGGTACGGGAGAGTCCGACATCACGCAGGACTCTTTCGATTTTTTTCTGTTCGGGGATTTCCCCGCGGGCCAGTGCGTTCTTGACGTCGCTGATCCGCGCCTCGTCGTTAGACGGGAACGTCACCAGACTGACTTCCCAGAGGTCGATTTCTTTCAGCAGAAAGGCTTCTTTGCTCCGGTCGTATTCCCAGTCTTTCAGGACGTACCCAATAGAAAGGCCGGTTAACGAACCGGCCTTCATGTGTGCATGTGCACGTTTTGCGAGGGGATCATCATCAATAAGCAACCGTCCCCTGACGTAAAGCCCGACATCGTCTTCCTTCATTTCGGTGTAAACACCGATGGGTTCATCCATGCGGTGCTGCCAGAGCAGCGCAGGTAACGCTTTTCTGTCACTCCACGCCCGCAGGGAAGCAGCAAATGCCCCGGACATCACCACATCATCGTGGCTGTCCTTTACACCAAAGACGGAGCCATACCCTTCAAACTCACCGGAGTCACTGACAGATTTCAGACTCAGCGGTACATCAAGACGTTGTTTCGTCTGCATTGGCGTTATCCTTCTGCTTACCGGCTTTACTGCCATCGGAGGGTTTCGTGGTCATGTTCATCGGTGTGAGATAGACATCCCCACCGGGACGCGGATTCATATCTTCCAGGTCGCGGCAGTCATTGGGAGAGTAAATCCCCCAGTTAATCCCGGTGGCGTAGGCTTCAAAACGGGATTTCATATCCCCGCGCAGTAACGCCCCGGCGTTAAATTTGGCGTAAAACTTCCCCTGTTTGCTCTCCCTGACCAGCCCTGTATTGATCCGTTGTTCAATACGGGTCAGATACGGCACAAGGGAATAGTTGATAAATCCGAGCCCCAGCTCTTCAATATTGTTGAAAGTGGCGCGATCGGTGTTCTGCACCATGTGCAGCGGCACGCGGAAAAGACGACAGATTTCTTCCAACTGAAACTTGCGGGTTTCCAGGAACTGGCTGTCCTCGGCATTCAGTGCCACCGGCTTCCAGTCCAGCCCCATTTCCAGAATCATCGGACGGTGCGCATTACCCAGCCCAAGATGACGCTCCTCAAAATCCCTCTTCATGCGCTCATAAGCATCCGGCGTGAGCTTTTGTTCCGTGCGCAACACACCGGATGTCACCGCACCATTACCAAACAACCTGGCACCGTGCTCCTCGGTTGCCGCTGCCAGTGAAATGGCCTCGCGCGCATATGCAATGGGATTCAGCCCGACCAGTCCGTCCAGCGTCAGGGTGCGCACATGCCAGATTTCATCCTGGGTCAACACATCCACGGAACCATCCGGAAACGTCACCTGATAAACCGGCTGCCACTGGCTGTTCAGCTTCGGTTCCACACAGCCCGGATCTATCGGAAGAAGCTCCACAACTTCCCCCAGCGCCTTCACCTTGTAAGCGTAAAAATTCCCCCGCAGACACAGGCAGACGATAACCAGCTCCCAGAATTCCTGCGGCGTCATGTAGCCATTGGGTTTTGCTGAAATCAGCTTATGCAGCCGTTCATCCACCGCCCGTGTTTTAAGGGTGCCGCTGATTTTGTAGAGACTGCAGGGCAGCATACCAACAGACTCAGCCAGCACCCTGACGCAGGAATAGACCGCCGTCAGCCGCATGGCCCGCTGGCTGCTGATCCGCTTTCCGGTATAGGTGTCGTATGACAACCCCAGCTCTTCCGCAAGCATCCCGGGCGTTGTGACGGGGGTGTTATTTTTGCGTTGAAAAAGCCCCTGGAAAAACATTACTCACCTCCGGAGGCGACCCGGTGACCGCGATCGAGATAACGCGCAACCAGCCACGACCAGCACAGACACAGCGCCCCGGCAACAACAAAACCTGCCGGGGGATAAATCAGCCATGTGCCATACGACAGCAAAAGCGCCCCCAGCACGCCCACCAGTGGCGTGAGAATTATCAGAAACATAATGACCTCGGTTAAAGCGAGCGAATACCAACGCTGACCAGATGCTCAGACAGATCCGGCTCCGGTTCACCGCCATTGACCAGCATCCGGCTCATTGCTGTAAACATCGCAACAGGGCCGTCGATTTTGGCTTCCGGCGTGGATTTGTTCGGGAAGATATTGTCGTTTTTGTCCGGTTTCACCGTAACGTTAGACATCATCCAGTTCATGACCGGGTGATTACTGTGATGGAAACGCCCGGCATAGACCAGTGATTCCGTTTCCTTCATGGCCTCTGACAGATTGCGGACCGTCTGCGGAACTTCCACCAGCGGTATACCTTCTTCAGCCAGCGCCAGACTGAACTGCATTGCGCTCCACGGGTCAAATCCCAGTTCCCTCAGGTTTTCACCGCCAATCCATTCCAGTAAGTCACTTTTTATCTGAGCATGATCGATAACATCACCATCCGTCAGAATCAGCTTATCCATCTCCGCCCACTTCCGGTAAAGTTCTGCCTGCTGCCGCGAGCATCGTTCCAGCCGTCCTTCCGGAAGCCAGAATTTAAAATCGGCATGAACATGCCCGTTATCCGTTCGCCAGAGTTTTGCCGCCGCACAGATATCAATCTTATGAGCAAGGTCAACGCCGACCCACATGGGATACGTTTTCAGCTCATGTCGTGGGGCAATGTATTCGCACTTCTCCCACTTAATCATGTCCATCCAGGCAGACTCTGCTGTTACCCACACATTCATGTGTTTGGTAAAAAAATTCACCCGCGCAGAGACCTGTTCTTTCGCTTTTTTCGCCAGGCGACGCAGATCATCCCAGCGTTTACAGATGCCCAGGCCGGGATTCGCTTTCTGCCAGACCGTTTCATCAAACGGATCATCTCCCTCATCGAGGGTGTAAATAATCGCAAAGTAGGAGTCGTCTTTTACCGCGCCCTCCACGTCGCTGTTATAGCCACGCAATACCTTGATGGCGTAATCACGCTGCTCGTAACAAATCCCTTCCTTGTTAAACCCTGCCGTGGTGATACCAAATAAAAGGGACTGCAGACGGGCACCGGTTGCCGTTTCCAGAACGTCCCACACGTCACGGGTTTTATGTGCATGCAGCTCATCAATAATGGCGCAGTGGATGTTCAGACCATCCAGGTTGTTTGCATCTGAAGAAAGCGGTTCAAATTTTGATGCGCTCTGCTCCTGATAAATCGCCAGCTTGTTGAAATCAAACAACCGCCCGAGTGTCGACCGGGCTTTTCTGACCATATTTTTGGCGTCTTCAAACACGATTCTGGCCTGGTCACGCGTGGTTGCGGCTGAATACACCTCAGCCCCGCCTTCACCATCTGCCCCCGTCATATACAGACCGATACCTGATGACAGGGTTGATTTTGCGTTTTTACGGGCGACTTCGTTGTACGCTGTCCGGAAACGGCGCACCATCACCGGGCGTCCGCTGCCATCGCTGCGCATGACAACTTCCCCGGTCTCTTCATTCACCAGCGGAATGACAAAACCAAAAATATTAATGAGGATAAACACATGCCAGTCCATCAACTCAATGGGCTGACCTGCCAGCGCCCCTTTTACATGGGGCACAAATTTGTAGAAATTCAGGATGTGCTGCGCACGGGGTTCACTGAAATAAATCCCCCGCTCTTCGCCGTACTTCAGATCATCAAGAAAACGCTGGCAGGCCAGACGGACAAATTCACCAGCGACAATTTCTCCTGCAACAACACGTTCGGCGTAGCGGATCCCGTCAGCCACTTTTGCCATCAGTCTCTCGCTTTTAAAAGTTCTGCCAGCGGATCAACATCATCCGGTCCGGCGATATTTACTTTCGCCCGGCTTGCCGGTGACATACCAAATTCTGCAAGCATCGCCCGGATCCGCTTCCAAGCATCCGCTTTCATCGCAGCAGCCGGGTGTGCCTTAATCAGCACATCACCGTTCTGCGTTTCCGTGCGGTAGGTATAACCCTCAACATCGAGGGTTTCGCAGTGATGCCGGTATTCGGTGTAGGCTTCCACCAGCAACTCAAGTGCACGCGCATCAAGCTGAGAAATGATCCCTTCCGCATTCAGCTCTTCCGCCATTCGCCTGAACCAGTACTTTCCCTGCGCCCCTAAATGCTGCGGAATTTTAGGGAGACCTTTTTCGTCCTTTTTAGCGGTTTTTTTGGCGTCTTTAACGGGACGCTTTGAGGGATTGCCTCGTATCAAATGCAGGCGTGGCGGGGTTTTCGGGGGTCCTGACATAATCGATTTTACCTATCAATCGCTTGATCGCATTCCCAAAAAAAAGTTTTCGAACCTGCGGCGATGCGAGGAAGGGTTGGCGGGCGGTCCCGGACAGCCAGGGCTGCAGGGATTTGACCCGCCCCTCCCTACAAGTGAGAATAATTATCACCTGATTCGTTCGCGCGCTGTTTTCGCTTTATGGCAGGGCCAGCACAGACTCTGCAGGTTGCTGTCTGCGTCTGTTCCGCCATGCGCTTTCGGGATGATGTGGTCGACGGTTTTCGCCTCGCTCACCACACCGACACGCAGACACAACTGACACAGACCTTTATCGCGCTTCAGAATACGGGCACGAATCACCGTCCATTTTGAGCCATAGCCACGCTGGTGGCGGCTCAGTCCGCGCTGGTGCTGCACCCAGCCTTCACCGCGATGCTTATCGCAGTAACCCGAACTGTCTGTGGTTGTACCTGCACATCCACGCTTACGGCAGGCACGTGGGATTAGTGATGGCATAAATACCTCATACCCTGCGAAATGTTTACCACGATAAAAAGGCTACTTAATGCACTGAGTGCGGATATACTCCTGTGCCCCTTCCAGTTGCATCTGCATCGTCATCAGCCGCTCTCTGAGGGTGAAATAATCCCGTTCAGCGGTGTCTGCCAGTCGGGGGCTGGTTGCATTATCCACGCCGGAGGCGGTGGTGGCTTCACGCACTGACTGACAGACTGCTTTGATGTGCAACCGACGACGACCAGCGGCAACATCAGCGCGCAGAGTTTCATTTTCAGCTTTCGCATCAGCTAACTCCTTCGTGTATTTAGCATCGAGTGCATTAACATCACGCTGTCTCTGCTGCATGTCAGTAATGGTTGCGTTCGCCAGCTTCAGTTCTCTTGCGTTTTTGTCGCGCTGCTCTTTGTAGGTAA